ATGCAATGTCAAACAATTCTTCAAGTTTTTTAGTCATACATCTATTTAGTTACTTTGCTCTACCGTTGTAGAAAAGATCATCTTCAGTAATCACTCTGAAGATTAACCCTTGTGATTTAGCATATGCGTTAGCAGATTGCCATTTAGCATGATTGATTGCTACTGTTAAACGATCTTTTGCACTAGCAACTTTACTTTCTATAATGCTTTGTTTCTTTGGTTTAATCTCAATAATTTCTGCTTTAACTTTTCCTAGTCTGTCTTGGTAAACGATAAAGAAGTCTGGTATGTATTTGTGTTGCTTTCCAGTGATTGGATGACGATACGGAATAGCCATAGATTCAGATGCCCAGCTAATGATTTTATCATTTGAATCACAGAAGATCATAAATGTAAGTTCCCAACCTGATCTATACTTGGGTTTACCCTTACCTACATACTTTTTTATGTTTTTGACTTCGTATAGCCCTTGAGCATACTTTTGTTTTCGTGCCATAGCAACTCAGCCTTATTGTAAGATGTTTCGTTGTACTGTTTGATTAGGAGTAGGCACTGTACTTACCCCATACAGAGCCGTCTTTGATCTTATTAGATTCAAATAAAAGGCCATTGTCTGAGACAATTCTAATTTATTGTTACTTGATTTACCTTGAATGTCTTCGAGTAAAGTCATTACTTCGACACCAGATTCTTGTGCAATTCTAAACAGTACTGAAGCAAAAGCAGAGGCAGTAGTTTTACTAACTGATGTTTCTATGAAGTATGAGTATACTACGTCCCATTCATTCGCTGGTACAACTAAATCTGCTGTATAAAAATTATTAAAAATTGTAACTGTTTGATCATAATCATTAACTTCAAATGCTGTTGCCATTATTTTCTACCTGTAATTCGTATTTGTTTTAACTTGCACACCTGCTGGCGTTGGAGCGTTAGCAACTGTGTCTCTATTAGCGCCAGTAGGTATACCCTGATTGGCTTGGTTTATGTCTGTAGGACTAGAAGCATTAGTTGGAAAGAAGGCTGTTGCTGAAGGTGTCCTTTGATTTGAATTTGTTTCTTGTCCATCTCGGAGTGCCGCGACTAAACCTTGATTGATTATTGTTGCTGAGTCTGGTCTTTCCAGAGGTTCTAAAGGTCGAACTTGACCTGCCGGTGCCGTATTAATCCCTTTCATACTCACATCTGCCTCTTCTCTATACCCAGTATCTAATGGACTAGCCGATTGATCGTAGTTTGCACTATTAGCAAACCCTGTCACAAACTCTTCTGGATTATTTGCATCCATTTTACCTGTGTTGTAAGTAACTGTTTCATAATCTATAGTCATTGTATTAGACATAGTTCCACCACCTTCAGCATAGTCATATGTATCATGTGCAAAACTTGTAATGATTGGATTAATCAATGTGTATGCGAGAAAGTTCTGTTGCCAAAAGCCAAATACTGTAATATCTTTGAAAAAAGGGATTTTTGTTCCGTCATCTTGTGTTGAGCCACCCCTATAACCATAACTCTCATCTCCTGCTATTGAAGGATTGTATATGTTTCTAGCCTGATATTTTGCTCCAGCACCTGCGACTCCAAGTACATCTGCTGGATTAATAGAGTCAGCATAGTTATATTGATAGTACGCATTCCACATAGCAGTCATTTCACTTTGATTATCATCATGGAATACAACGTCTATCGGATCGTATTTAATTTTAGTTTGAACAATTCTTTTTCTATTATACTGATTTAATGTCTCAGTGTCAAATTTAAAACTAGGAAGTTTAACTGATTTGACTAAAATACCGAAGTTAACTCCGGTTGGGGGTTTATATGCTTGTTCGTTAATTTCAAAATACACATGAAATAGAAATTTAACCTTAGGAGCATTAGCCTGTCTATTCGGTAAGAATATTTTGGCGGCGTGTCTAAAATCTCTAAGATATACAGTCATTATTGTTCCTCTATCTTATTATTTATCAGAAACAAAAAACCGAACTTAAAATTAATTAAGTTCGGTTTCAATTTGTGTTGCCTAAGCAAAAATAATGCTATTAAACAGTTCCGCTTGGAGTACGTGTACTTTGTAGTCCAGATTGTCCTACGCCTGATCCAGGTAATGATGTTAAGTCGCCAGAACCATTTGTTTGAATTGCATTGTCATAACGAATTGTTAATGCGATTGTAACTGCTTCTGATGCACCATAGTTTAGAGTCTGATAGTTTGCTTGTTGTAAGAAACAACCTGCTAATGACCAGTTTTCTAATATTCCTGGTTCGTTTGCACCATTGCCACCGTCTAAGATTTGAATCTCTGTAGAGAACTTGTAATCTTGTCCAGAAGCCGCTGATTGTTGCTCGAAGAAATCTAATTGTTTCTGTAACTGAGCGCCAACTGCTTTTGATATTAAACCAGAAGCATCGTCTCTGACGTTGATTGATAAAGGCTGCCAAGTATGTTTACCTGCAAGATACACACGTGAGTTGTATGCATTCAGCGTAATCTCGTCAAACTGTACTTGTGGACGAGCGGCATCAATAACTTGTCTAGTTAAAGTTAATGCTCCCTGATCATCACCTATCGCTCCGAAATCAATAAAGTTCACACGGAACCTATATTGAAGTTTAGGCATCAATAAGCCTTGATTGCTCCCATCTTCGGGTTGTACCGAAAGATTTCTTAATGTATCTGAGGCTGTTGCCATGTTAATCTCCTATTAATGTGACTATATTTTATAGTCTACTTTTATTTATCAAAATATGAGCGACTTCACGCCGCTCATGTATTCCTTTTCTTATGTTCCTGATAACTCACCAGTGTTAAAGATTCTAACTGGAATGTATATAAATTCAGCCGCTTTTACTGGCTCAACTGCTATATCAATCCAAAGTTCGTTTCTATCAATTCTCGCTGGAGTATTGTTAGATGCATCACAAACTACTGAGTAGTCATATAGTCCACGTTTTGAAATCAAATCTTGGAATAATGTTTCTACTACTGCTGAGATAGACTTTCTTGTTTGTGGATCATTTGGTTCAAACACAAACGGTCTTGAAGCAATAACTAATTGTCTACGTATGTAAGCAACTAATCGTGCAACGTTAACTCTATCAAGTGCAGATGCTGAATTAAATGATGTTTTGTTACCATAGTTCAGTAAGCCGTTACCTGTGAAGAATACCATTGGGTTAATAAAGTTTGTGTATAACACATCTCTAATACCGACTCGTGTTCTAATGGCCTCGAATTCTCCAGTTTGTGCATCTAAGTAACCAATGCTTGAAGCATTGTCAATGATACCACGTCTAGTTCCTGCTGGAGCTAACCAAGGATAAGCAATATTGTCGTTACGTAAGATCGTTCTGAGCATCATATGTGATGATGGTACAGCAACAGTAACGCCTGCTAAGTCATTAGTAACACCTGATGGATAGAATAGACCCATGTAAGTATTTCTAGTTACAAGTGCATCTTCTCCAGTGCTAGTAGCGCCTGCTGTGTTAGTAGCCCATGCCTGAATGTCAGTCGCACTATCTTTTAATCTCATTGGCGTATCACCAACGATGTAAGAAGTCTCACCTCTATCAGAGTTCAACGCAATCATGTTAGGTTGTAGTTCTGGATAGTTTGGAGTTGCTTGTAAGTTAAAGAAGTTATCATCATCTCTAATAGCAGTGTTGCTATCAAGTGCTGATTTCATTGCTTTTACAACGATTGCTCTTTGTGCTTTACGACCCATGTAAGGTGAACCGTCTGCTTGTAATCCTGAAGCAGTTACCCATGCATCTTTCTGTGCTGGAAGCACTGCTGGAGAAGGGAAACTGTCAGCATTGAAGTAGTTAACTCTGTATTGCTTAACATTGTAGCCTGAACGTCTGCTATTCCAAAGCAACATGCCAACTGGTGATGTTGAAGATAAAGGAGCATCTACGTCTAAGTAATCACTTGCTAATAATGATACAACACTTGGTATCGGATCATTTGCTGGATTAGTTGTTCCGTTAGTTGCCCAACGTGCGTCAGCGAATAAAATACCTTCTGGTGAAGTTTGATCTGTGTTATCTATTAAGACCCACTGATCAACTGCCGCCACTTGTTGCCATCTTCTAATGATAGGATAGTTTTCTAAGTCAGAACTGTCGATCCAAAGATCACCGTATACTAATACTGTTAAGTCAGACTGTGTAGTCGGTGCAGTAGCACTTACTAGTGGTCCTTTAGGGTCAGTTGCATTTGGAACTGACGGGCTAGGTAAACCATTTGCATCGTATCCTTGATTCTTATAGCCTCTCCAAGCACCGTTGAAGTTAATCATTATATCTGTTTGATCAGTTGCTGAATAGAACCAGTTAGTCAAGTTAGTTGGGATCGCTGTTGGAGCCCCTTCGTTTGACACGATTGAGTTAGCACCTGTAGTAGTTGTTGACAATGCTTGCCAGTTAGACAACTGTACTTTGTAAGACGAAGCGCCTGTGCCTGATACCCAAGTAACAGCAGTTGGTGCACTACCTGTAATATTAGTAACTCTTAATACTAAATCATTAGCTGGTGAAGCACCACCTAAGTCAGTACCTAAGATAGTAACAGTTTCGCCTACTACGTATCCTGTTCCTGCCGCAGTGAATGTGTCTGGCTGAAAGTCATATTGCTGATAGTTATTTGTAATATTCGGAATAAAACCAGTACCTGAAGCAGATGCTGTAGTTGCCGGTGTAAATGTTATGTCATTTTTGAAAGGACCATATTTAACACCTGTTGTTGTTCCTGCAATAAATCCTGCTTCTGTAAATAAACCATTAGAAACACCTGTTGATGCATCATAATCATCTAATACAATAACACCGCCTTTAGTGTGACTTATCTGAAGTGATCCGTCATCATTAACAGTAGCAGTTGTGTTTGGAATACCTGCTCCAGACCATGCTGTAACAAAGTCTGTTGCGTCTGTTGCGTCTGCTAAGTTCATTGTATAAGCAGAACTTAAAGTTGAAACGCCTGGTGAAGTGATTTGTACTTTACCAACATATGGACCTGATGCAAAATTAGGTGCTGTATTGTTACCTGCAATTGACGTTGCACCTGTAGCAGAACGATAGTACAAGTATACTGGACCTGATGAGAGAGCATTGCCGTCAAATGCATATTGTGCATAGACTGAACCAGCTGGTATAGCTCCACCACCTGTTGAGTCTGCGGCGTAAATTGATGCCCAGTCAGACTGTGCGAATGTTGGAGTTTTAGCTACCCAATTTGCTGTAGCACTGTTATATGTAGATACAACTGGCTGTAATCCTGTTCCACTAACCTTAATCCATACTGAACCAGTTGGTCTTGGTGAATCTTGACCTACTTGCCATAAAGGCTGTTGAGCAGATGTGCCATATGTTAATATCGGTTGAATTCCAGTTGTAATTGCTTGAGAGAAACCTAAATCAGCAAGAACTGTACCTGTTCCGTTGTTAAGTCTAATAAAATACGGAGCGTCAGTACCGCCTGTTTGTGCAGAGAAAAGTGTTAACTTGCTGTTGTCTGAAGATGCAGTAAGATATTCATATCCTAGAGCATTAATATCAGTAACAACTTGTGCTAATGTATTGTTTGGTGCTGGCTTGATAGCAATAGTTGCTGAGTTAGTACCACTTAAAATAATATCAAACGTATCTCCGTCAGTTAATGTTGGATTAGCTGTACTACCTTGTAGAGTAGGCCATGCATTTTGCCATGCAACACTACCTACAACGATCCATGCATTACTAACATTTTTGTAGTAGTATTGCGGTGCAGTTGTTGCAGTAGGTGTATCATAGTTGAATAGAGATACTACTGCATAATCACCGATAGTTCCGATTGATGCTAAAGGTGCTCCGCCTGCTACGCCACCGACTAATGATGTTACATCAGAGATAACGATCGGTGCTTTAGAAGTAAATGCTCCTGTAGTTGAATTAAACTCGTTAATTCCCCAAGTTGAATTTGTTGTGTCTACCCAGTAAGCGCCGTTTGTTGGTGCTCCTGTTGGACGACCTGTTGATCCTACTAAACTTGCTAGATCAATGTCTGCTCTTAAACAAAAAACTTGGTTACTAATTCCAAGTGATGAGTAAGCCGCAAGTAATCCATATTCATTTAACTCGTATCCTTGCAGAGCAGTGCCTGCTGATGAAGTATAAAAGAATGGGTTACCATATAGTGTCACTAAATCACGTTGAGATGTGATTCTGTACATTTTGCCTGCATTCGCTGGAGTTGTTGCTTGAGCAATTCCAGTTGAAGTTGGGTCTGCTTTGTTCGTAGCCGTAGCCAATAGAACTAGGGGTATTGATGCTGGTGAGGCTGGTAAATATTGACTCTCGTCAACTATGCTTACTTCTACGCCTGGTGATGTTAATGCCATGATATTTTTCCTTTTGTATGATTGTGAGGGTTACACCCTGTTTGTTTTTTCATTACTATTATTTATCTTGTTAATCAAAAAATGATGGTTTACAAAAACCTTCGAAGGTTCATAAATAATCATATGAAAGTATTTAGACCAATATGTAAAATTTGCAACAAAAATGCTTGTGCTGTCAACTATATAAAGAAAGGAGTACATCACTATAGAAGTCATTGTGATGGATGTGGGAAAGAAAAGACAAGAAAAAAGCCTGTTGCTCTGTGGCAACAAGCAGGATATAAAAAAGATACCACTTGTTTTTTATGTGGCTTTAAAAGTTTATACCCTACCCAGATGACAGTATTTCACATAGACGGTAAATTAACAAATGTATCTTTTTTTAATCTACGAACTATATGTTTGAATTGTGTAGAAGTAATCAAAAGAAAAGAACCTAAATGGAAAAAAGGAGACTTAACTGTTGACTATTAACTCCATGCTCTTGTGTAAATCATCAATTGTACCATTGTTATCAACTTTATGATCATATGCTAAACCTACACTGCTGTATTCACTAGCATGTACATTCTGATCAACTAGTCGTGCAAGTGCTTGTGGATTCTGATAGTAATTATAATCAATAGCATCAGTTAACCAAGTTGGCTGTTCTCCTCTTTTAATTCTGAGTGTTTTTCCACCTGCATTTTTGATTGCATCAACTTCATTTTTAAATCGACAATCAGTAATAACAACATCATCTGTAATTTGTCGTAGTTGATTCTCAATTGATGCTACCCAGATATCATTGTGAAATGTACGTCTACCTACTTCAGTTCCCCAATACTGCAAGACCCAACGAGGAGTTAGATGAGGCATGTCTAATCGCTTTGCCCACCACTCATCAATTTCTTCTCGCCATTCTCTACTGCTTTGAGTCGTGCCTTCTAACATCTCTCTGTCCCAACTAAAGATAGATGCTACACAATCTTTAAGAGTTCCAGCATAACTGAGTTTCTTAAAGCCATGAAATCTGATAAGATAGTCTGCGGCAGTATCTTTGCCACTGCCAATCAAGCCTGTAATGCCTATAATCATATGGATATTCCTCTAGTTAGATAATACATTATAAAGGATTTGAGAACGAAAGTCAAGCAGTTTTGGTCAAGATAACAAGTCATGGGAGGAGTTAAGTTCCAAATCAACGTTTATATTATTATAGGATGGAACAGTGAATAGCCTTAAGAATTTTGTTTTATCAACATGTTTAAGAGGTGGGCAACTTTTATATAATAATTCCCATTCATCTTTTATTACTTGTTGATGATGTTGGTAGTTATATTCTATGTCTGCTTGTATACTTTCTTGGTGGCGGTGGCAGTTCGAAAGAAATGACATTATTCTTTCGTAGGCTACATCAATGCATACTTTCATACCTGACAAATTACATGTATTACCCATTAAGTCTGGGCGTGTAGTGTATTTTCTAAAAGTTCGGTATCCTAAACTTTCTAATGTTTTCTCTTGCTGGTCAGCATAGCTAATACCTATCATAGGTTTTTTAGTAGCAATGGGTTTCCATGTTTTTTCTGTTGTTGGGTAAGTAGTACTTTCCCAAAAATGTCTGGTATTTGGACATGGATGATCGAACCAAGTCTCTGGCATAATAGCTAGAGTAGCATCATTCCATTCTTTTGGAAAAGCATAGTTAGCAAGATCAAACCCATGTTTATCTGCTTGTATCAAATTACTCCATTCATCTCCAGGCAATGTCTTTACAAGTGAGTTGTATATTTCAATTAACTGGTCAACATCAATATCCATATCATGTACTTGTTTAAAAGTGCGAATTATGGACTCGGTTCTCATAAAATCATTTTTATCTAAAGGATCGCCCATGTGTGCATCATTTAATACAGATGTCAAAGAATAATCTAATGAGTCTAACGAATTGGTAGTTACAAATTTATATAACAGAGGTAATTTATGAACTCTATTTGACACATCTCCTACTAACCATATGGCTTTAGGATTAGCAAGGGTATCTATCCAGTTCCTATTAGGATCTAAACCAACAGATTTTTCTTCAGTCCCATCAGATCGTAAAATATAGTATCGAGGTTGATGACCATAAATCATATAATGATCAGGTAATTTTGCAACATTAACAATAACACTTGAATACAATATATATATGTTTTTTAGATTGGGGAACATATTGCTTTGATGAAGATAGTTTACTGTATCTTTCACCCAATCTGTAAAATCATCACATATTTGTGGTTCATACAACATAAACCCCATAATCAAATGGTCTACTTTTTCTAAATCAGTGGTTGTAATATGATCAGTGTCGATATGACCTCGAAATGGAGGTCTTTTAGATGGAATCTCTCCGCATTGAATTCCGATATACCAAATATTATCTGTGAACTGAATACTGTCAATCAATTCAGAGTTATCCTTGAATCCAAGTGAGAGGTTGTGAGTAATCAACGTAGTCTCTGAGGTCTTTGAGACATTGTTCTTGTGCCGCAAGTCCTTCTGCTTTCATAGCCGCACCATTAAGAGCAGTACCGCCACCTGGTCCCTGAATAGTTGAGAATTTCTCACGTGCTTGTCCGATAGTAATCGTACATGTTGCTAAGACATAGTTTTCTAACCACGGAGAAATGCCTGGATCTTGTAAGAGTGAGGTTTCTGGACGAGTAATATCAGCCCAGATAAGAATTTGTTCACCAGAGCCTTTAAAGTCTCTAACGAATCTAATTGTTTTAGTAACAGGATCGAATGTATAGATAACAAAGCCACCAAACATTCTAGCGGCGAGTTCTACATAGCCTGCATAGAAGTCATACGTTGCTAGTCCACCAGCATAGTTGAAGTTTAACAAGTAAGTGTTTAGAATTGCACTTGAGAATGGATCGAATGACGATGCACCTGGACCTGTTTCAAGTCCTATTGTTCTTCTAAAGACTTGTCTTACATTAATAAACTCAGCAGGCAATGTGTAAGTGTCTTGGTCTTTTGCTACTGTTAACAAAGTATAAGATTCTTGTACTGAGTTTTCTGCTCGTTGTCTATATATTTTGACAGCAATATTATATGCGGCTTCATAATGCTCTGGATCTAATTCAAGGTCCACAATACCATCTCCCAACCTATAACGGATGTTGTCAAACATCGATTCTTTTAATTGTTCGAGGTTTTGGTTGTTCGGTACTGCTAATTCGTTTGCGGCCATAAAATAAATTCCTGTTACGAGTATTTATCTTCCTTAGAATGCCTTTAAGATAACAAGAGCATCATTAAAACGGCCAGTCGGTTTGATACCTACTGCTTTGATCTTGTCAAAGTAAGTTCTTGCGGCAGGCTTGCCTCCCATGACCTCTTTGATCTGTTCTTGAGGCTTACGCAATGTTTTGATTTGACTTTTTGTTTTATCAAATCCAAGCAATGTATTACCTTTAACAAACATCTCTCCGCC